ACTGGTTTTCGCCGCTAGGAAGCTCTAGCTGATTGAAATAGGGGACATAGTTCCACTCAGTCCGATCCTTGCCAGAGGCTTTCCATAGCTCAAACCACTCGGCATCATGCCGCAGCAGTTCCTCCGGCATGTCTTCCTGCAGCTTTTGGATAGCCGCAAGCTGATGGGGCTGGCCACTAAACCGTGCGAAAAACTGATTTAGCTGGAGCACCATTGGCGCCATCCAATCGAGCACGATCAGTCTTTAGCGGGCCACAGCGCTTTTTCAACCCAGTCAACCAAATTGTCATCCACCCGGTTTTCGGTGGTTTTGGCGTAAGCGCGCAGCAGGTCAACGACGAGCCGCTTAACGCCGTCGGTCTTCATGAAGCTGAAGAGTACGGGACGAAGTACAGCAAGCATGGGTTTGCCCTTTTGCCAAAAGTCTAGGCCTGATCTTTTTGGCCTTCTAATCGTGCAATCGCTCGCTCTGCCGCATTTAGACGGCTGAAGATTTCAACGCGATCAGTGCGTAAGTCCTTGTGCAGCTCTTCTAGTTGCCCGGCGATGTTGTCTACGCTGGCACTAAGGCGAACCAAGCAATCGCGATCTTGAGCGGTGCGCTTGCTATAGCCATTCAGGCTAAATAGCAGGCCTGACAGAGCGGCTCCGGTTACAGCAGCCGCTAGCTCTACCACGTCACGTCAAAGCTCTAACCCATCATGGCGAACGAAGAACAGAGCCAGCAGCACGACGACGATAAGCACGATTGGCTGGGGCATGTCGTCCGCTTGGGCCTGATGATCTGGGCTTGTGGCGTCATCACGGCCAATTACATGGGCTTTTTCAAGCAGTCAATTGACGTGACCTTTTCGGCTTCAATCCTGAGTTCAATGGCGGCTAGCTACGGCCTGACCGTCGGACGCAACGCAAAGAAGAAAGACGCGCCTACAGTTAATCAAGAGCAGGCCAAACCCAAGGCATGAAGCGCGCCCTATTCGTAGCCGTCACGCTGTTCGCCGCGGCCCCGGCACACGCTGACATCACCCACAAAATCCAATCCAGCATCCAACTAACCGTTGATGCCGCCGCTAGTGCAGCCACCAGAATCGGAACCAGCTACAGCGTCCAAGGAAATAACGTCAGCACTACTGACGGGACAACTTCTGGCGTCGTTGGCGGTCTTGGGACTGTTACTAACGGTGTCCCTAGCGTTACCACGATTACTGCTAGCCAAGCCACCAGCGGTGATAGCTTTTCCTTCTCTCAGTCCTACTTGGAAGGGGATAGCACTTCCACCACTTCAACAACGGTGACGAGTGGCGTTGTCGGTTCCTTGCCTTTGTTTGGCAGCACGACCACGACGGCTGGTGGTGTAGCTGGGAGCCTTGCTGGCACGATCGGCAGTAATCATGACCTGACCGTTACGGCTGGCGGTGCTGGCACATCAGCCACCGGCCAAATGGTCACCGAGATCAGCATTGACTGATGCGCTGGGTTGTCTTTCTGCTGCTGCTGGCGAGTCCTGCCGCGGCCGTTCCTGTTGTGCCTAACTTCCGCACCGGCACAATGACCAGCCGGACGGAATCAACAACGCAGGTGACTGAAACAATCCGATCGGTTGACTACGCCACCGGCTACACATATTCCGCAAGTGGCACTAACGTTCAGCATTCGGGAAGTTCAATGCTTCCCGGCACTGCTGCAGTCCAACAGCAGACCATTAACGGCGTAACGTCCAGCTGGACCGGCCTCGCATTAGAAGACAAGCCCACATGGCAGCTAACTACGCCCGGCGCTTCGTTTCAGTTCGTCGAGTCCTACAGCGGCCCTGGGCTGTCAACCGTGACCGACATTCAACGCACAACAACAGTGCAAAGCGTCACCGATACCACGTCGGTCTTTGGGCCTTAGTCCTGCTGCCTGGGCCTGCATTAGCGCAAGCCAACGCAACAGCTAACCCAGTCGCCAACAGCACAGGCTCGGTTACAAACCAAGCCATTCAGATGCTTACGGGGCCCTATCCGACAAATGCGTATGGGCCGGGGATCTCATGCCAAGGGCCGACGCTAAATATTTCGCCCTTTGTCACCAAGAGCAACTCTTATGCTCTCCCGTTTCAGGACACGGTCCGCACGCCCTATTACGACCCCACCGACGATGATGAAAACGGGGTGCCGGACAACCCAGGAAATATCCTCTATTTTCAAGAGCTGCCGAGCGGTCAAAAAAACAACCACGCGCTCAACTTCGGCGTCAGTGCCACCGTATCCATTCCGTTAGATGGCGGGTTGCAAGAACGTTGCAAAGCTTCTGCTGATACGCATACGGCATTGCAGCGGCAGATTTTGGCAAACAAACGCCTTGATTTTGAACTAAGCCGCTTGCGGCATTGCGGGGAACTAGCTCAAAAGGGAATCAGCTTCCATCCCAAAAGCAAGTTCTACGTTGTCTGCTCTGACGTTGTCCTTGGCCCAATCCCAGGCCAAAAACCTGTGCCTCATATCCATCGAATCACGGTTTCAGCGCCCGACGCAAAGCGCGTAACGCCCGGTTCCGGTCCCGCTGAGCCAGCCGCCGCTCCCATACCGATTCCAGTGGAACCGTTTTCCCCCTAATCTCCGCTGATTTCTTGACCAGCTTTTTCACTGTTGGTTTGATCAGCTTGAGGATTAGCTCCGAGAGCGGTTTTGCCACCAGAGCAGCAGTGGAAGCCACCAAGGCGATTGCGGTTGTCGTGGTGACTGCCTGAACAGACGGGAGGCCCTCAACGACCTTCTCGATAATCGGCTTTGATACCTCTTGAACCTCTGGCTTCGTAGGTGCCGGCGCATTTGCATTAGGTATTCGCGGGATCGCAGGCGCCTCTGGTTTCTCGGGCTCATCATCCTTGTCATCGGCTTTCGGCACACTTGGGCGAATTAGCTGAAATTCATTCGGGGTGTAATCCATCGGGTTAAACGATGGCAGCTGACCATCAGGGCAGAAGTTCCCCGTTCCCCCAGGGTCGTCTTGCAACAGCTTTGGATTTAGCTTCGCGTCGGGATGCACCGGCACACAACCGGGCATCTGCACAACAGGCATTCCAAGCTGCAGAACCACTGGCGGGCCACTCGGCAATTCAAGTGGCGCCACCTCGCGGATTTCAGGAATCCTGACCTGAGGGATCTCAGGCATCAGAAGGGCAGCGCCGGCCCAGTCGTTGTAGGCATTGCCTTTTTGATGCCGTCAAGCTTGCCCTCAAGCTTTTCGCTTAATTCCGCTTCAACCTTTTCCTTGACGCCCTTGGTCAAACGCTCTGCCGCTTGCTTTTCCCAGCTGTCTAGCTGATACAGCGCAAAGAACGAAATCCCAACAAAGGTGCTCACAAACATGAATGACACAAAGGCCATCAGGTTGAACATGCGTTGCATGGCTAAATCACCGTGCGAGTCTGGAAATTGGGATCAGACTCATCTAGGTGACATTCTGGCCCGAATCCAGTGGCCTTCACCTCTTCGCTCAACTGCTCAGGCTGGCCAACGATCTTGGTTGCGTTATCAGTCTCAAAGCCTTTGAGCCAATCACGCAAACGATCGCCTGTCGGGGTCTTTGGCGGCCACGCTGCAAACTTCAGCAGCGTCTTGCGCTCACGAAACCACATCGACACGTCAGGCTTCCACGCGATGTAATAGGCGCCATTCCACGGATCAAAAGTCCGCGTCACCTTGAGCCCTGGGGCCTCAAACTGGTCAACCTTCATTAGCTAGCAAGCGGTTGATGTACCAACGGGCCTTGAGCAAGTCTTCCTGACCGTTCTTGAGATCAGTGCGCCACAAATACTTGGGCGCTGATCCACGACAGAACGCCCGGAACCCGTCAGGCCCTAGGGCTGCCTCAATCGCGTCAATGCACTCAATCGCCCCTTGCGTGTAATGCGCAGGATGATTAACCGCCTCTTGCGTCAAGGATTTCACGCTCTGCAGCGTAGGGGGGCTCTGCATAGAACTTTTGAAGGTCGTCAAGATATGGCACAAGCCAACGATCAAGCGGGAAGCAGTAATCCCAGTTCACGGGCTTCAAGCAGCCGAGCACAACAGTGCGCCACAACGCTGCTACATAGTTGCGCGTGACCATTGCCTGCTCATACCACTGCACAAAAAAGGGCCGCCGTAGCGACCCCGTGTTTTGGTGTGATGCCGTCAGTATGGCGTCAAAAGGAATACTTGGCGCCAACCTTGGTGCCGTAGCCGTTGACATCGTCAAAGGCAGCCGAAACCTCGCCGTAAATGCTCAGCTTCTCAGCAGCCTTGACAGAGCCGCCCAGCTTGCCGGTCAGGATGGTTTCACCGTCAGCGCCGTTGGGCTGGACGTAGGTGGGGCCGCCTTGGATGTAGTAGCTAGCCAGGTCGTTGCCGCCTTCGTAGCCGACGTGCAGATCGGTAGCAGCGCCAGCAAAGGTGCTGCCAGCCCAGCCTGCATTGTTCTCAACGTTGGCGTAAGGGCCAGCCATTGCAGGTGCGGCAAGGGCCACGCAAGCGATTGCGGCAGAAGCGGTCTTGATCATGGAAATAGATAAACCGTGGCCGAATCCTACTGCGCTAAATATCAGCCCAATTTCAAAACTGTCTTTCAAAAACAAAACCCCAACCGAGTTGGCGTCGGTCGGGGTCTTGCCTTCCACCCTGCAGAGCAGGACTTAGATCATACCTCTTGCAAATAGCTGCGGTAGTAGGCCAACGGCTTGAGGCGTTGCAGGATGCGATACAAAGCGTCTTGGTGCTGCCTGATTGAAGGGTTGTCCTTGCCTCGTTCCCGATAGGCCAAGACTGCGGTGTAAATCAGCCGCATCTCGCCGTCGCTGAACTCATGCATCGCCTAAGTCCAAAAAGCGCACATCATCATGATCTACCGGGTCAGGCCTGCCTTGGCAAATGGCTACAGCCCGTCTGTAATACCAAGAGTCGGTCTTGCCCGCAGCTTCAAGCGCAACCTTGATCTTGCGCCAGTTATCCCGGGTGTGTCGATCCATAAGCACGCCCTTTGCTACGGATAACCTGATCTGACGCTAGCCCTGCATATGTCAGAGCACATCTATAGAGCGCTAAGAGATTCAGTACTTGTTATGGCACCAATGCTGCTTAGCCTTTTGCCTTTGTTTTTGTTCTACGCGCAAGCAGAAAAAAAGCAGGGCTTAAATGCCCTGCCCGCGAGAGAGTTTGCGAGACCTGCTCGATTTTCTGATTGAGTTTTTCCCTTGGCCTTGGCGCGTGCGCTTGGGCTTGCCAGGCTTGTGCTCGATCCGGCCTAGAGACGTTTTGCTTTTTGCTGGCATCAGTCCTGCTCAGGCCAAGGGGTGATGAATGATTCGGTGTTAGCAACCATTGAATCGGTCGCTTCGTCGTACACCTGGGCAGGGTTGGTCAGCAGTGCTGCCAGTCCCTCGGTGGTGGTGCAAGCTGCAATCTCAGCTTCGCGGGTGCCGCAGATGGTGCGGACAGACTCGCGGTAAGCCGACACAGCAGCCGGGATTGCGGCGTCAGTTTCAGCCTTGCGGGTGACGTACCAGTCAGACGGGGCGAGCAAAGTGCCAGCAATCTGCTTTTGCTGTGCGGTCCAGTCGGTCTTAAGACCTTTGTTGATGATCTGAACGCCGTCAGCATCCAGCACGGGGTCGCCGTTTTCATCGACAGCAGGCTCATCCTCAAGCCGTTTGGGAAGATCGTGGTCCCAGTAAAAACGAGTGTCAACTGGCGCGGGATCAGGTTCCCAAACAACGCCGATTGCAGCCTTGTCAGCTTCACTTGCCAGCCGCAGCCAATTTGCTGGGTACTGAATTGACGTGGCTGGATCGACAAACGCCTTGCCGACCCGAAGCTTTTTGCCGTTGAGAACGTAAGCCATGATTAGATCCTAGCGAGCAGTGGCGGGCGAAACACCGGAGCCGCCGAATGGGTTAGAGGCAAATGCGGCGTAAATATAAGTGTTACTGTTTCCGCTAGGACCGCTAGTATCCCTAATTTTTATGCCGTTAGAAAGGAAATCCATGTAGTTATCCTCATAAGAAGGCTCTGCCCCAGACGTGTTTGGATATAAATCAGTTGACGAAGGATTGTAAGTATCCCTAGTGGTGTCGTGAATGATCCAGTTTGAAACTGCGTCAGCGTTTTTGATCATGACGAACGCCGGAGTAAAGCCTAAATAGATGAAAACATTGTCGTCATTGTTGTTTCCTTCGTAGCTGCCGAACTTGCTGTAGCCTTCGACTTCGGCAAAGCAATAGGCGATGTAATCAACACCATTGGCACCAGTGCCGCCGTTTGTGGTGACAGAGAAAACAGTAGAAGTAGGCTCCGTGTTTTGGAAGTAACTCATTGTTTCTTCGCCGCCAGTTTGATCCAGCTGCAATCTCTTTGTTGCACCTAAGGATTTGTGATAAACAGACCAGCCAGAGGTATTAGTTCTACCCTTAATGATGACCATGCTGGGAGGCACGCCCAATCCGTGACCCCAAGTGAAGTTGCTTGTTTGACCTGAATAGGTAACAATCGAGAAACCGGCAGTTGGAGACGCACTGACCGTCACTGTGTTTGTTGCGCTGCCATCGGTGTTGCTTGAGCCGCTGCCGCCTGCAAGCCAGTTCCAAGCGACGTAATTTCTGCCGCTGCTCAGATTGACTTGACTTGCGTTGCCAATCGTAAAGCCGTCGTCATCAAAAGATTGAAGGTTTTGAGCGTTTGTGTTTTCTGTGGTTGTGTTGTTGGTGACTAGGTTTTTAGTTGCTCCACGAACAGCGTCGGTGAGGATGTGATCAGTTGATGCCGACCTATCTTTAATCCAGACAAAATCAGGTTGAAATTCTAAACCGTTAATTTCCTTCGGCGTTAAGCCGTCACCTGTATAAGTCAACGTGTCAAAATAATCCGACCCATCGGCAATGTCCGGCGCGGGGAGGTTCGACGTGTTCAGCTCAGAATATCCGGTTGGGACAGTGTATTCAAATGCTCGCTGTCCAAAATTAAAGGTTACGTTGTGAGTACCGTACAAAGTTACATAAGGATAAAAAGTGCCAGACAATCCTGTCTGCAGTGTGCCTTGGCTGGTTCCATTTTTGTAAGCAACCAATGTACCAGCATCCAGGTCAAGGGCAAAGCCTAAAAGATCTCCACTGGTATAAGAAGCGCCATAACCTGTGGCTGTCCCTGCTGTATATTTAACTCCGTCATAGTGATATGTATAGTTTCCTGAGTTAGTGGGTCCGTTAGCTGTCGGGTCTTTGGTGATACCAATTGAGGTCACAAAACCTACAGAATTACAATATACTTCCCAGTACCACTTGCCAGAACTAACACCAATAGTTGCTATACCAGCTTCATAGGCAGTGGTGCTTTGCGAGGCGTTTAGATTGCCATTAGATAAAGTTACCGAGCCATAACTAGATGGTCGCAACGGATTCATCGTTGCGTAGTTCGTCGTCGGCGTATCGCTCATCACGTCCGTTCCAGTGCCGGAGGTGGTGAAGTTATTGGCGGTCCAATCGTTGCTACCAGCCTGGTCTTCGCCTAGGTCACTGGAATTTGAGAAGTTAAGGTATGTGCCGTTGGTTCCATAGGAACCGGTGTATTGAATAGGACGCCAGACGCCGTTGTCGTCGTACTCGCCGAAAGAAGTAGGGTCTAGAGCAGTGCCATCAACGATGTGATACTCAGCCATGTAGCCATCGAAATAGGTGCCGGTATCTAGCCGCCTTCCAATGGAGTGAGTATATGAAGGGT